GAAGAGCCTACCTTTGCTTCTACAGAGTTGTTAGACATCCAGGCCCAACCCGGATTCTTCGGATCATAAGAATTACGCTCAGGGTATACCTCTGCATTTTTTAGGTTGAGGAAGTCTTGGTCGTCAATTCTGCCAATTAATAGTTCTGCTGAACGACGTACGTTGCCACTCACAACACAAACCCCGATTAGGTTACCTATATCGGCAATATCCTTACGAGTTAACTTCTCTCCTGCACGTCCGTCAAAGATATGGCGGATGTAGTTGTGTAGTCGTTCTAGTGGTTCGTGCCCTGCTGCGGTTCCACCAAAGGTTTTGATTGGAGTGCCTGCTGGCCTAACCTCTTTGTAATCAAATACTGGAGCCTTGCTATCTGGCTTGAGGTAAGCATTGATGAGGGCTGTGACTGATTCGACCCATCCTTCTCGGGTATCGGGTACGACATATATATCTCCTTGAATTGGTTCGTAGATTGTGAAGTCCTTGTCGGCTCCTTTATCGTCGAACCCAACTCCGACACCTAACATTGATGCTTCCATTAAGAAAGAAAATGGTTTTGCTGGATTGAGCTTTGTCATTTCCATTGTAGAAACAAAAGCACAATTCTGTAACGCAGCAGAGTTTCTCTGTTCATTAATAAGGGGAGTTCCCATCATCCATAGTCCACGGCCCGGTGGAGTCCACTTCAAATTAAACAACCGGTCAAATGCTTCTTTAGCAGAAGCCGCAGCCTTGGAATCTGACCAAGGAAGTCGTTGAGATTTAGCGTGATCTTTTTGTAATGAGTACATGCCATTGATAACACGTTCGCATACTTCAACCCAAGTCTCTTTAGTGCCATCCTCTTTAAGACGAGAGTATGTTCTTAAGAAAGTAATTTCACCTACGCTATTACCTGCAGCATCGGAATATCCCCAAGGAACAGTCTTGTCTTTATATGAGTTGACGAAGTCTTCGGTTAATTTAAAAGAAAACAAAGTATTACCCTTCTCTAAAATGTTGATGTAGTTACATAATTAGTCTATGTGATCAGAGATTATTCTAGTGGTATTTTCCTCAGAAATCCCACCGTTCGGTATCTCTCTCAGAGTGTTAGCTTTATCACCAAACAATGCTGACAGTACACCGCCTGAAGTTTGACGTTCTACGGTCATTCTTACAAATTCCTTGTTTTCTTCAAGTTCTTTCAAACTCTTAACAATCTTAAATAGTCTATCAATCTCTTGCCCAGTGTTAGGATCCGGGTACCCGCCATTTAGTTCTTCAGCAAATCGAGCAAATGCAACACGAGCACCTTGCATCTCAATGATGGCATTTAACAAACCCTTAAGTTGGTCTTTAGTCTTTACCTCTACTGGCAAATTGAAAGCACAAGTATTCTGTGGCTTAAATGCAGGGCAGTTAGCAGCAACAAAACATGTATCGCATTGTCTCAAAGATGCAGAGGTAGTTTCAAGCACTGGAACGTCTCTTATCAGGTCTCGTCCATCGTTATCTTTATCAATAACTGTCTTAGTATTTACTGAAAAAACCGGCAAAGTACGCGTTTCTGATGCATCTCTAACTATAACCTTAGTAGGTTCTAGAGCAGAATCTTTCCGCACCTCGAGTGCACTGTTATCAGGTTCTATGCCTAGTGTTTCCGCAGAACCTGGGTCATCTATGTGCGTGCTGTTATCAGATAACTTCTCGCCATCTACTACTGTTAGGTGTGGCGGTTTCTTTTTATCCATTGATTTCTCCAGCTCCAGGTACGACCATATTGCGAGGCGAGTTACCTCATTACTATCATCATTAATAATCTTATCGAAGTCTAAGCCAGCCTTGTTTATAACATTTTTATAACGAGGGCGTGCTTGGTCTTTCTGTTTCTTTTGGTATCGCACCAGTCTAGTGGTATCCCAAACTATTGTCTCACCACGCATCATTGGAGATAGCCACGACAAAGTGCTTGCAGTCTCAAAAGGTATCTGACGTAAGTTATCAGGTTTAGCGCAAGCAATGCCGTGGAAATTGGTGCCCAGTTGGCCCTGTAGGGCCCGTGTGCGCCCTGCTAGGGTCGTATCGCTATCTATGGTGGTTCCTAGTATGGCAACGTTCTCCCAGTTATCACAGAGAGCAAACAAAGCCCTATGCCCCATTTCAGGGTTCCATACTGGCCAGTATTTACTTCCTAGTTCCCATCCAATAGTCTTACGCTGTTCTTCAATCCAGCTAGATCCAAGCACTGGGGAATCAAACTCAACCACTCCCTCAATACGGTCATAGTTAGTTGCAATGAAGTCTTCATAGTCCGCGGCAAACTCTTCAGCTTCCCGGGTGGATAAGGTGGCGGTGGCGGCGGTTCCTGCAGTAAGGTAAATTTTTACGTCATCTGGGTACTTCTCTGATAATAGATAGGTTTTGCTTTTAGGTAGCCCACGTTTACGCAGGCCCCAAAAGCTGACACTGACATGCTTGACACCAGCATCAATTAACAATAATCTATGAGACGGTATTTCTCCGCCCATGAAAACTATGCTCATTCAAATCTCTTAACATTACTCCCAAGTTCAGCCGCCATAAGTGCAGCTCGTTGGTTTTCAACCTCATCGGCCAGGTCTTGCCAAGGCCGCACTTCTCTGGAGGTACGTACAAATTTAGGTGAAGCAAAGAGCATAGTTGGTATGCCTTTAGACAAAGCGTAAGCACACCGATCCGCATCCGGATCTACAAATAGGTCGACTCGTCCTTGAGCTTGAGCTATAGCTAGCTGCCGGTTACGTAAGTCTTGCCCCTCAAAGAAGTATCTATCATCATAGATATCTCCGTACCCAACTATCAGGTTAGAGCGCAGCCAGTGATCTGTCTGCTTAGGGCTTTGATCCGAGGCAATTATGACCCGGTAATGTTGTGCGAGAATACGAAAAAGCTTGACGCCCTCCGCTATTGGATCGCCTACTTCTGTTCTTAGTACTCCGTCTAATGCTACGAATGCTGTGGCCATTTAATACTCTAACAATCCCACTTTCTAAGTGCTAGTGCCTTGCGAGTTGGTTTACCGTTCTTATCTTTCATAGGTCCTGGCATACCGCCCATACGTGCGCAAAATGATTTACGACGTGCAGCAGACTTAGGAGACTTTTTTGCTTGTTCTGATGAAACAGGTGGCTTTAAGTTATGTCCTTGAGCCTTGGCCGAAGCACGACCTTTAGCGTTTAGTCCACCCTCTGGGTTTTTACCTTCTTTGCGTTGCCATGCTGGTGATTTAGCCATGGATTCTCCTTAGTAGTGTGTTCGTATCGGGTAACTCTATGCCATAAGTCTGAAGTTGTTTCTGTTTCTCTGCTTCTGTTTTAGAATCTTTTATTGCACGTAAATCTTGAATAATCCCAGAACGTTTACCTGCTTGCCATCTGTAGTTATTAAAGTCAGAATACCCGGCGCCTATGCGGCTGAAGGCAACTTTTCGTCCTGCATGGATATCATCAAAGAATGTAGATACTTGTGACTCAGCTAATTTAAGCCTACGTTCTGCGTTCAATCTATGAGCAGGGTTAGTTGCTCCACGAACTTCTTGAAGAGCTGAGGCGTGACGAGATAGCATTTCTTTAGCTGTTGACTCATCTCGTTTTGCTTTTTGTTCCCAAGCACGGACATAAGGAGCGGTCATGTTTCTTTCAGGTTTTACTTCCCAAGTGTCCGCAATTAAATCATAAGCTGCGTATGGGTTAATATCTCTAATGTCTGACTGTTCGTTAACGTAGTATGTTAATTCATAGCCTTCCCAATTACGAGTTTTAGGCATAAGGTCTGCATTAAATCCATCGTTTATTGAAGATGCAATCTCTTGATTAGAAAAACTTGCGTAATCTGGGTTGGACTGTCTAAAAAGGACATAGTTAATTCCTACTAAACAATCTAAATCTCCAGGAGCTCTAGCTGCTTCCCACTGATACGAAACTCCGGATCCTGCGATCCAAGCTCTGGTCCAAGTATGCGGCGATACATAATTTGTTGCAAAGTGTTCAAAGAGCATTGATAGAATGCCAGTACGTACCCAGGGTTTTAAACCCTCATCATCAAACAGCTTTGGATCAAGCTGCTCTGAAGGCCTACTGAAGTAGGAGGTTGCAAAGGTCATAGTCCTATTCTTTCATAACAAGACAAAAGGCAGGCCCCTAAAGGCCTGCCCGTTGTGTAGATTGTTAAACTACGCGTTTTTCTTTTGCGCTTCCAGGGCTTCTAAACGAGCAACCGTGTATTCGGCAGCGGCTTGAGCCTGAAGGTCTGCAATAATTTCTGAAGCATATCGACGAACCTCTAACAAGGTAATCTCTCGCTCAACTGGCATAGAGAATAGAGTGCGGTCACGCTCTACAAATACGTGCCCGTCAACATCGATCAAAACTGCAAAACCTGTTGCAATCTTAGGTGGGATATCTGTTACTTCTGGTTCTGGATTAAGAGTTTCAAGCAGTTCTGCTGAATCCTCAATCTCTGCGTTTACTGTACGTTCGTTTGACATTGAAGCCATTAGTTATTCTCCTTATTCATACAATCCAGCGGCCTTGCGCTGCTGGGTTACGTAGTGACTTTTTACTGGACAGAAATCGCACAAAAATACGCTGGTACCTGCTGACTTAGCAGCAGACATCAGACCGGCTTCTTTACGAAGTTCAGCGGTGTTCTTTGGAACAAGTCGCTTGTTCTTTGCACGCCAATCAGTACATCCTTCTTTTGGTCGAAGGTGCTCACTATAGCACTTCATAGCATCGTCATAGAACGTCGCCTTAGTAGTGTAGTAGTCCGGGTCAATATCTGCAAGGCCCCCGCCTACCTTGTTGCGTAGGTTCTCAATAACCTGCTTCTTAACTTCAGGGCGAGAGTAAAGTTTTACACCAATTTTAGCTAAGAACCCCGTGTGAGGTATACCGGCAGATTGGTGATTTTCTACAAGAATGCTTAAAGTTACGTCATCATCTGGGTTGCCTTCAAAATCTGGCAACTCTTCTATAGTCTTACAGTTGTAGCAATACAACAAGCGGAGCTTAGGACCATCGTCCTTGATCTGCGTGTACGTTCCTTCGTCTGCAGGCTTGCCGCCTTGACCTAAAATAGGTATAGTCATATTATCCTCCGAATTAGTAGCCACATACTACTACATATTATTCCGGTCTAGGTACGTCGTTCCAATCAACTTTAAAAGCTTTATTTCTACTCTCAGCCATCTTAGTTTTTTTGGCTTCAATTCCCCTGAGGCGGTCTGCTTCTGTGTTTAGTGCAATAGTTTTAACTGACCGGTCGGTTGATCTTTTTTTACTTCTTTTAGAAGCAGTAATAGTAGCCTCATCATCTGGTGCTCCAGGAGTTTCAGTAGGATACGCAGTTATAGGCATTTGATCCAAAGTAACCTTTAATGCTTTTCTTTGTACCTTTCCAGGTAAAAATCCTTTATTAGATGGTGCAACATCTGACTCATCTTTTGGAGCTTCTTCTACAACAGGTTTTGGTTTACGCCCACCCCTGGTGTTAGGTACTCCAGCCTTATTAAAATTATAGGTAGTACTTGACTTAGGTACGCCTTCTACACTTCCGTCAGTGCCTGCTACCTTACGTCGTAAAGAAGCTAGTCTTGAATAAGATTCTCCAAGAGTTACGTCCTCCCCATCAAAATCTACAGTTGGTGCAACAGAAGCTGGAGGGGTATGACCCCCGTGAGCCCTAACTTTTTCTAGAGCTGTCTCTAAAGCGTTTGCTCGAGTTTGAGGAGTTGTACGTGCCATAACCTCTTCAAAGTGCGTAGAGGCTTTTCCTCCGCCTTTTCCTAATTCTTCAGTAGACCTTCCCCACAATATTTCGTCCCCCGACATGCCTTTTTTATAAAGACCTCTTTCAAGTTCAGTGCGTACTAGTCTATTTTGTTGAGCTCTATGAAAATTGTGTGGCTCTACATCTTCTGGAGTAATGCGACGGCTAGCTACATCATATCCGCCTTTTTCTAAAGCACTATTCATAAGTCTTGTGTGATGCACTGGGCACACGGCCATTACTTGATCAGATCTTTCTCCGGGCAAACGAATAAGATGTGAAGCAGGGCCTTCGTGACCGTCAGCACTGGAAGTTGCTTCACAGTCAATGTGCTGTTTAACTCCGTGCATTTTTAAATCTGAACGATAAGAGAGGGGAACCCTTGCCGCCAAATCTGACATATCTGCAGTAGAACTTTCAGGGGTGTGCTGTACAACCTTACGTGGTTCTTTTTGAGGAACTATTACATTAGCTGGAAGGGATGCACGTTCTTCTGGACTTAATGCCATAGTTAGTACCCTTCTGGTTTACGTGAAGCTTTCTTACGAGCAAATGCTGCTAGTGATACTACGTTTTCGCCTAAATGTTCTGATGCTCCGTGCTCAAAGTGAGCGTTGCGAGCTTTGTTATCCATATCAGATAAGTTTTGATCAAAGAATTTATGGCCAGAGTCCTTAAGCCCGCGATGTGCAGGGTGTTTGTCAGACGGTGTGCCCATATCATCATTCATAGTTACTTACCTTTTTTAAATGGATTCTGTGTCTGTTCTTTACGAGAGCCTTTAGTTAAACCGCCCAAAGATTTGTCATTATCTTTGTTCATTTTATAATCTTTTTTAGGACCTTTGTCATCTCCGCCTGTAGGACCTTTTTTAGGAGGCTTAGGAGGATTTGCTCCACCACCAGCAGCTGCAGTTTTAGGCTTATCTTTTTTCTTAGTCTCAACGTACATTGATTTTTTACGTTCAGGTAAACCTTTTCCTCGGTCGCTATCACTTAGCCCTATTCGACCTATTGGCTTTAATCCTTTACTTGGCTGCTGTTGTGCGTGTCCGGACATTTTAGTTAGTGGCGCCCATTTGATTGTTGTAAGTATCTGCAACAGGCATTGGTGCACGACGAGAAGCAGCAGTTTTATCTGACAAAGGATTAACCTTTGTAGTTGCTTCTTGCTCAATAAAGTCGTAGTTCCAATATGGGTTTAGACCGCTGCGGTTTGCACGCATGATGTCGTCGCCAGTAGAAGGATCGGCTACAGTTGTGTTAGGACGAACCTTGCGGTACTTCCCATCTGTTGCTCCCTCATTCATAGAGGTATTAAGTGAGCGTGATTCGTTAGTTGCCATTAGTTATCCTTTTTCTTAGGTGAAACTACTTTTACAGAATCCATTGGTTCACGGTATTGATTAGCTTTTGCTCCACCACTTGTCCAAGGATCTGCTGCACGAGCATCATTATCTTTTTTAGCGGCGCCGGTGGCTTTAGCTAAAAGAGCAAGGCCATCTGGTGATTTAAATCCTTTACGTACTTTTTCACGACGAGGTACAAAACTCATTTTTTTCCCGCTTTCTTTTTCTTCTTAGATTCTTTCTCCTTGTCAAGGTCAGCCTTGGTCTTTACCTTTAGGGGTACGACCTTGTACTTAGCGTCCTTGCCGTCTGGAGTCTTGATAGCCATAATCTCAGTATCTCTCTTTTTTAAGAGGTTGTCAGCCTGTTTGCTGTTTACGAACTCTAGGTCTAATAACTCTCTTAGTTCTAGCCACATACTTAGCCGTGTTCCTACGACGAGCTGTAGCCTGTTCTGATCCTGGGTTAAGAGTGGTGGACTGCCCCGCTTGCCATTTTCCTGCAGACTTGCGGTCCCAAGTCTCAACTGAGCTAAAGTCTCTACGTTTGATAGCAGCTACGGTGTGTACTTTACTTACCCGTGCCTTCTTTGCACCGGACGGAGTAGCACGACGGGGAGGTTTTCCTCCGGAGTTTGCTTTAGTTGCCACTCATAGCTCCCTTCATATGCTTTCCATACAAAGCGTTTCTGCAGCTAGGGCACATCTTGCCATCTGTGTACATTGCTTCAACTGGGGTCATAAATAGGCCGCACTTAGGACACTCGACGCTACCATCATAGATAGTTTCTGTGCTGTAAATTTCTTTTACCATACTGACTCCGATACGTTTCGGCTAGTGCCTTGGTATGAAGTTGGAGACTGTGAGTAATCTGTTCTTGTTGGTTCGAATTGAGCGTCGACATCCATTACATCCATAATGCCAATAGCACGAGTACGGTATCCGTATCGTGGGCGGAACAGTTGTATCTGAGGAAGTGGTGGTCGAACAATGTCTTGGATCATTTCTTTAGGCAAAGTTACTGAACGTACAGCCCTTGTTAAAAGCGCTTCTTGTGTGTCAGCAAATGGTCCCATGTAATCGTAACGGATCTGTGGATCCTCAGAGAGAATGGGACGACCTTTACTATGATCATAAACTGAATCTTGTGATGCCATTACTGGAACCTCGGCTTCAAATGCTGGAAATGCTTAGCTGTTCTAGGGTGGAACTCTGCAGGTACGTTCGCAGATACATTTGCTTTACCATCATTAACTAAGTGTGGTGCCGGAGCAAGGTTTTGATTTGGTGCGTGCCTACGAACATGCATAAGAAGACTACCGTCTTCGTCAGATACTGTTGGCTTAACTTTTAATCTACGATCTGGTTTAAAATCTTTTGGCCAACCGTACTCGCCTGGATCAATTCTTTCGCCCTTGTGTACACCACGTTGATAGCCGCGTTGATTCTGTCTTGCTTTAAGAGAATCAAGAACGTTGTCAGCGGTCGCATAAGGCTTACCCTTATCATCACGACGTGAACGTATTGTTCCTAAGTAACCATCTGGATACTCGGCTTGTGGCGCACGACCAACACCCATACGCATGAAGTCCATAGAACTTCTAGGTACAACAGGCGTACCTCCACCACCAGTGGTGGTGTAGGCGCCAATGTAACCGCTAGCTCCGAGGTATTGCCAATTTTGATGTGAGGAAGGCATACCTAAAGTTTACTTCTTTTTAGGGGTTGCGGCTTTCTTAGCTGCTTTCTTATTTGAACTATCTAAGATAGCAGTTAGCTGCTTTGTAATCTCCGGAAGAGCAATTCTGGTAATTAAACCAAATGCTGGGTCCTTTGGGTTAAGCGCACGAAGCGCTACTGGGATTACCGCTACTAGGCCGGCTGCAATAAGACCCTTTGGATCTGTGTTGCCTGTTACCCATAGAGCTGCTGCGGCTGAGATAAATGCACGGCCATATGAGGCAAGTGCTGCTGATACTTTTGGATCTAACTTCATAGTTACTCCTTGTTGTTTCGTTCTGCGATCATAACATATAGATCGTCTATTCTTGATTCTAACCTATTGACGGCGTCTTTTAAACTGCTGCCAGAATTAGGCTTAAGTTCAACTAAATAGTGTTTTACCATCCACCGAATCATTATTGCGAATGCGCCAATTAAAGAAGTTATTGAGAGCGCAAACGCTGCCCAGTCTTGAGGTGTCATTAAGTCTCCAAGAAATCAAGTTGTATGCGCAACTATGATACATAAAATACACCGCGTCATGTTAAAGTATGAACATAGTTAAGAAGGAGAAAAAATAAACCTACTGCGCCTATTCGCAGCACTAATCCTTACACTATTCCTCTTTATATTGGGACAATATTCAGCACACGCCGAAGAACCAACCGTAACTACAGTTGTAGTCAGCCCTGCCTCCACAGATTCTTCTCCAAATCCTGTGACTTCTCCTGCTCCCGTAGTAGTTGTTGTGACAACAAGCGATACTTCGACTTCCACGGTTCAGACCACTGGATCCCCCCAACCAACCACCCAGACGCAAACCCAAACAGTATTAGTAGTTCCAACTGTAACCTCCGTTCAAGAAAAAATTGAGGTTGCAACTGTAGCACTATCTACTGCGGTAGCCGTAGCTACCCCTGAGCAACAGTCTGCTGCTGCAGCCCCTGTGGTAACAGCTCAAGCAGATATTACAACAGCAACGACCGCGGTTGCGGTAGCCGTGACAGCAGTTGCAGCCGTAGATACTCAAACAGCAGTAGTAACGCAAGCCGTTACTAACGTAGATTCAGCTACAGCAGTAGTGGCTACAGCCACAGCAGCAGTAGAGTCTCAAACAGCAGTAGTAGCAACTGCCACAACAACTTTGACCACCGCTCAAACAACACTAACTGCTTTACAAAATACTCCAGCCGATTCTAAAACCTACACAACAGAAGGCTATGTAGCCCCAGTTGCACCAGAGACCCCAACTGTTACTACAACCACTCTTCCTGTTATGTACGACGCATCAACTAAAATTCAAACCCCGTTTGATATTAAAGTGGGTGATACCGTATACAACGGTCAAGGTGCAGATAGCCAAATTTATGTGACCTCAAAAGCAACTATAACCTTTGGTACTGGCGACCATATCTGGTGGGACTTCCCTAATAGACCAAGCATCTCAGTATTTGCCAGCGACTATATGAATGCTGGTGAAGGCACATCTACTGTAGTAACCACCACAGATACAACTTTACAAGTTGATTGGAACCTTAAGAAGTTTGGTGACAGCAACAGTCCTATAACCAACGTTAACTGGAAAATGACAGTAAATCCAACAACTGGTGAATGGACTGGTGTTGGAACTGTTGCTGGAAATACTACTAATCTTTGGTTTCCGCAACGCACAGGTGTTCGTGAAGTAGCAGGTCAAGCAATTAAGCCAATGACCACTGTAACCAATGAAACTTTAACGGCTCAAATTACTGCACAAACAGCTGTTGTAGCCGATAAGACAGAGGTTAAGGCAGTTGAAGTTGCTGTTCTTGCAACTGTTACAGAAGTGAAAACAACAGCAGAGACAGCACTTGCAACAACTCAGACCACACTAACAGCAGAAACTCAAACATTAACTACCCTCCAATCAACGGCTAATACAGCAGTTACTACAGCAAATCAATTAGCAGATACTGCAACTGCTAGCGTAGCAGTAGCGGTTGCTGCTCTTCAAGTTCCAACACCTATAGTTCAACCAGTGGTCCCTGCGCCCACCCCGGCTCCAGAACCTCAACCCGTTCCTCAACCTGAGCCAACACCTGCTCCCCAGCCAACACCGGTGCCGCAACCTGAGCCAACACCCGTACCTCAGCCAGAGCCGCAACCACAGCCTGAGCCTGTGCCAACGCCAGTCCCACAACCTGAGCCTGTGCCTGTGCCTGAACCAGTACCCGTTCCTGAACCTGCTCCAGTAGAACCACCTGTGCCCGAGCCTGCTCCAGAGCCCGCTCCAGAACCTGCGGAGCCACCTGTTGCAATCCCTGACCCTGAGGGAGCGATTGGCGAGCCACCTATTGACCCACCCAAAGAAGAGCCATTACCACCCACAGAAGAGCCACAACCACCGGTAGAACCCGAAGCACCACCCGTAGCACCCGTGGAGCCTCCTGTGGAAGCCGAGCCACCCGTGGGACCAAAACCAGCACCAGAGTTACCAGCGCCAGAGCCACAAAATCCGTTACCAGAATCACAATTACCTCCACCACCACCCGAAGTAGCAAGTGCTACCAAGGATGGAAATATATCAGATAAAGAGGCTGATGCGGTAGTCGATGCTTTAGGTAAGGACGGCACTATTACAAACGCTGAGGTTGCATCTCTTGTTGCTGCCCTTGCACCTAAAGGTCAAGAGCTTACTGAGGATCAAAAAGACCTTGTTGCTGATGTAATCGTTGAGCAGTTTAAAGGTGAAGATGCAGTACCAGCTTCGGCTTTAGAGGCTGCCGGCATTGAGTTTAAAGACTTGCCCGCAGAACAACCTGTAGAGGTTAGGCAGGATGAAAATGGAAATGAAGTTATCATTACAGCAGACGTTGCTGCAGCCCTCGTGTTACTAGAGAACCCTGCGGAATTAATTGGCGCAATATTTGATGACCCTGGTCAAGCCCTCCAAGCAATTGGAAGTATCGGTGCAGATATGAGCACAGAAGAACGTGAAGAAGCAACAGAAATGGTAGTTGCTGCTGTCATTGCATCTGGTGCTGCTTTGAATGCAGTAGCAGCCGCAGGAGGAACTACAACAGGTGGTTCAACCGGTGGCGGTAGTAAAGGCGGAGGCGGAGGCGCTTCCGGAGAATCTAAAGGCGTTAGGAGACGTAAGCCGTGAGAGTTATTAGAGACATGATTGATCAACTATGGACATTGTTAGGCATGTTTATTGCCTGGGTTGTTCTTGATGGATCCGCAAAAACAGTAGTTGGTTACGCAATCATTGGAACACTAGTTGCTTGGGCTGTTACCTACCCCCTTCGTAACCCAAAAGATGAGGAATAATATGAAATCAATCGGAAACATAATTCTGAGAATCGTTGCAACATTTGCTGCTAGCGGTCTATCAGTAATAGGTGCCGGAGCAGTAGCAGGCATATCAATAACAAAAGCAGTTTTAGTAGCTGGTCTTACATCAGTTGCCGCAGTCGTAGAGAAGCTAGCACGTGGCTTTATGAATGATGGCAAATTAGATCTTGAAGAAATCAACGCCGCATTTGCAGCAGTTGATGTCAATTCAAAGACCGCCGCTGACCTAAAGGTAGAGGCAAAGCAATCTGGACAAGACATCGTAATATCCGCTGGTAATAAGCCAGATGGTGAGGTTCCAGAAGAACAACCAATTGATGAAGATTGGGATAAGCGATAATGGCAGATAAAGGAACAGTAGCTAAGCTCATTGAAGTAGCTACAGCAGAACTAGGAACTATTGAAGGCCCTAAAGATAATGAAACAAAGTATGGCAAGTATGCAAAGGCTAACTTCCAACCTTGGTGTGGGTCATTTGTAAACTGGTGCGCTAACGAAGCCGGTGTAAAGGTACCTAATACCGTTTATACACCTGGTGGAGCAGCAGCATTTAAGAAGGCTAACTCTTGGATTGATGGCGACATCGCAGATCCGGAACCAGGAGATATCGCCTATTTTGATTTCCCATCAGATGGCGTCGATCGAATTTCTCACGTTGGAATTGTTATCAAAGACAACGGTGATGGAACAGTTTGGTGCATTGAAGGAAACACAAGCCCAGATGAAAAGGGTTCACAACGTAATGGTGGTCAAGTTTCTAAGAAGCTTCGTGCTTATAAGAAAAACCCTAAGAAGGTTATGATCTCTATCGTAGGATTTGGCCGCCCTAAGTTTGGCGGAGCTCCTGCAGCACCTGCAGCTACTAAGTGTTCTTGCTGCGGTAAGTAATGTATTACCTCACACACATCACATTCCAAGGAGTATTTTTATTAACTCTTTTTGCAGTTACTTTCCTTGGAATGTGGTGGGCTGAGCGCTAAGATATAAGGTTGTTTTTAATCTCCTGTAAAACAAGATTACTCATGCTAACTGAATCAAACAACTCATAACGTTTGTCCATAGACTGTTCGTTTGTAAAATAAGTCGCGCATTGAGTAGAATATTCTAAAAGAGTATCGCTAAAAGTAAACCTTTGAAGATTAATTTTTTTATCGGTATCAAACGTTGCATAAAATAAAGGCTCGTTTTCTTCAAAATAAAGTTTGCCTTTTGGTTCCCAAACTTGCACTTCAAATATAAAAGGTCTAAACCACCTGCCAATATCATACTGACCAGGAACAGCTGTGGCGTACCTAGTATATTTAGGGGGATGAAACATTGGAGGAGTAATAGACATGGTTAATGGCTCATCAGAGAAAAAAATCCACCTAAGTTGAAACTCAATAGTTGGTTTTTTGTTTAAAGCGGGTGGACGCCTAATTGTACAGTTTAAATAACGTTCTTCGTTGGGGGTTATTTTTAGATTCTGTGAGTCTGTAAGATCATAAGTATAGCTACAAGCTCTATTGTTTTTAAAGACAACAGTTCTACTAAATGTAGATGTTGCTGCGGGACAAGATAAAAAAGTACTTGGGCCCCGGTTAGGGTTTTTTTCTTGCATTAACTCAGACTGCAAAGATTTTGGATTTTGATACGGAAACTGACCGCCTGCAGCTAGCCAAGGCTCATCACTGTTTAAAGAAACAGCTGGAGCCCAATAAACATTTACTTGATCAGATGCGTTCATTAATGCCCCCCAAAACAACTAATTCACGACGTGGATCAAAACCATCTCCAACAACTAAAGAAATAATTCCTGGTGCGCTTTCAAGCCCAGACTTATCACGGAACCAAGCAGATCCGTTATCCATTGCTGGGTTTTGAATAAACAATCGTGGTCCAACATTCTGTGAACGATAGTGGTGATAATGACCTACGTTAAGAATGTCAGCGTGAGCTACAGAACAACGTCCCATAACTTGACCTTGCCACCACTTAACCATGTCACGTGACTGATGACCGTGAGCCATACCGTACATAACTCCACTTAGATCTATTGTAAGAGTGCTGTCATCTGCTGCTGGATAGCGGAACTCCACGCGATCACGTAAGAACTCGCTTTCCTTACAGATGTCTTCAACCTGAGCAACTACATCAATCTGCCAAGAATCTTCAGGGCGACCTACTAAGAAGCGCTGTACTTCGTCGTGGTTACCTGGCACTACCGGAACAATTATCTTGTCAGTTAAAGGTGCAAGAGCTTTGATTTGAGCAAGAAGCATTCTGCGTCCAACTCGTACTTGTTCTGAAACACCAATGTCATGTCGTCCCATTACTTTACCTTTTTGACTTGTCATACCTTCAATACAATCGCCAAGCTGTGGCAAAGCAATCTGTTTAATTCCATACTTACCGGCTAAATACTTGTGATGTGCAACAGCCTCGTCAATAGAACTAAGAACTCTGTCAATAATAGCTGGGGTGTCATCCTTACCGTATTGAGTATCTCCAATGCTGTACACAGCAGTTAGATCACCTGATGACTTAAGAACTTCTTTAGGCTCCCAGTTAACAACTAAAGAAAGAAGTTGTTCTAAATCATAATCTGGTGCAGTTGACTTACCTGATGGAACAACGTTAACTCTAAATGACTCTAGCCAATCTCCGTTAAATGTTTGCCAACGTGAACGTCGATGAGATACAACAATCCACTCAGCTGGATCTAACTTTGCCTCAATAAGAATTTCTTCTGCGCCAGGAGTATTGCCATCTGGGCGTGGAGTAGAAACAATAAAGCCACCATCTGTTCCAATTTCAGAACGTGGTCTCCATGCTTCTGGAATATTTTTACTTGTCTTATCAGAACCTTGATTACTGGTTTGAATTATTGCGTCATAATCATCTGCTAAAGACATACACAATCTCCTTGTCGGTGGTCACGAACAGCGGTCTTGCCAAACGTGCCCCCCGCACGGCGGAGTAACATAAATAAATCTTTTGTACTTAGATCATCATCTTCAATAGCTGTGTCTAAAGCTTTTTTGTCTTCTTCAGAAAGGGTAGCTGCCCATTGTCCTACGATGCACGCTTTCAAAGTATTCATAGTTTTTACTTCGGTGTACAGATCTTGCAATGACATTGGTGCCTCCAAGTTTTAGTCCAATTGCAGTACTAGGCCTTAGAGATGAACTCTAAGACCTAGTTACTAGCATACATCAAATTAGTAAGAAGTGCTATTACCCGAATCAAAGTTTGTACGATCACGCTTTGCAGCGGTCGAAATAACTCGTCCGTTAGCCTGTGTTGCACCGGCTGCTGGATCTGTCATCTTTGTATATCGAGGGCCGCCTTTAATTGAATAGGCTGCTCCTGCACGATCTTGTCCTGTAGCTGACACGTTTGCACGTGAAGCCTTTGGCTGTGCGTACGGATCGCCAGCCGCTGTGTTCTTCTTTGGTACAAGTGTGCCAGCCTTTGGTGATGCAGATGGAGATGAAAACTTAAGTCCATCTCTGTTCATAGGCGTGCGACCTTGCTTTGCCATACCTGCAAGCGCCTCGTCAGGGCTTGGGTTCGAGCTTTTTGCCATGGTGTTCCTAACTGTTAAGAGATCTCTTGTAATAAAGAATATATCAATTTACATTGATAGTAAAGACTATTGCTGAAATTTGTCCGTCACGAGAATCTACGGTAGTAAATCCTGGTCGGCAGCTGAGGTCTAGACCTCTAGGTGCGACATAGCCACGAGCAATAGCAATTGCTTTTACTGCTTGATTTACTGCGGAAGCTCCAACAGCCCTCAATTTTACTTGTGGACGCTCATATAGAGCGTGGGCTATGGCTGAGCCTACCGATTGAGCATTAGAACCGGCGCTTACACGCAGGAACTGTTCTTCGGTTGAATCTTTATCTATCACGTTTTGTAGTCCTTAGGTTTCGATTTAGAGTTGCCCTCTAAGGTAAAAGGTACGTGATTTAAGGGGTTAAGTCAGGGTATCCAGCCTCTTTTAACAGCCTGATTAGATCATCTAAACGTAAAACTGCCGGCCAATCCCCGATGCTTGCTGGACCTTGACCATTAAGACGAAGTACTGCAATAGGCAAAATTTCCCCATCACCGCGTTCTTTTAGCTGTTTTATAGCAGCGCTAGGGTTAAAGTCTTTTCTAGCTTTTACTTCCCAATCAATGCCTATAGTTCCGGTAACGTCAGTACCAGTCCTACCTGCGCCGGTAGATTTTGCATAAGGCCAACCCTCGATTACTAACTTATCAGCCAGTATGTCCTGAGACTTATACCCACGATGTTTTCTACTTTGAGATGGCACAAGGCACCCTACTCTACTAGGTGTTTCTTAATTTCAGATATAAATTGTTCTTTAATTTTAGCTTTTTTTGCCATAGCGTATCTTTGAGTTAAAGGTTTAAAAGTTCCGTATCTTCTACCAGCTTCGCTACACTCTTGTTGTAACTTAGCAATTGTAGCCGTGTGCATAAACCGTTTAAAAATAATAGGCCTATCTGTGTTAAAGTGTATATAACACAAATCGTCTCCTTCAAAAAAAGTCATTTTATCTGTAGACATAGGGATGTGGTAGTCCAATACAAAAGGCCTAAACCACTGGCCTATATCGAACTCTCCTATAGAAAGCATTGCCCCGTTAGCGGGGGATGTCTGGGGATAGTAAGGAGGTGTAATTTTAGCTACAACTGAGTCCTCTGCTATAAAAAGCCAAGACATGTTGTATAAAACGTTAGCGTGATCTTTTACAGAAGGTTTACGAAGTACGTTTAAAAAAACCCTGGATTCTAAATTTTTTCCAAAAGGAATTAAATTAGTAGAAAAATTAGGGTTAGAAGCTATCGTATCGTTGGCGTCTTTTAAAAATCCTTCAGGAAAAGATACAACATTTTCTATAACATTTTTTATTACAAAAACATTGTTAGTGCTAGCTTTAAAAGCAGGGCATGCGTAAATATTATCTGTACCTACATTAGTAGCCCTCATTTTAGTTATTTCCGAGAATAAACTCGTAGGTTCAGTATAAAGAAAAGACCAAGATTCTTGGTCGCTTTCGTAAGTAGCGGGGGCCCAATAAACAATTAAAGGCTCTCTAGTATCTTTCATGTTTACCCAACCCTATTCTGGAAACACATTGCGCATCCTAGTAGTAATCAATACCTCTAGATCATCTAGAGTACCGTTGTTTACAAAAATTTGATGGACTTTGTATCCGTCTAGTTCAGACTCAGAAACATGGTCATTAACTGCATCAAATCCTAATCGTTTTATACGCCAAAGTTGACCACCCATATTTTTAACAGCTTCGGCTTCATTTGCAAACCTAACGTCTGTTATAACAACACGGTCTCCTGAGGCCACCGTACTCAATACGGGAGTAAGCCAAACGTTTGGATAAAGTAATTTTCTACCGGAAACCCCTAGGTCTTGCAACAACCTACGAACTTGAGGCTCTTGCTTTGCTTTATCCCAACCAACTAAATTTACTAAATCTTGTAAGTAACCTGTAGGACTACAAGCAACCATAGGATTAACCTCATACAAAAACTCTTTAATTTTATCTGCAAATGCAACTCGTCGATAACCATATTTTTCTACTAAAATAGAAGCGACGCTATCTTTTCCAGACTGTGCGTAACCCGTAAGACCAATTACGCTGTGCCCTGGCCATCCCGTAGGTCCTTTAGGTAAACTTAGCTCTTCATCAGTAAATAAAGAAAGTTGTTCGTAGGTCATGGTGTCATCCAAGTGCTTCTACCAACAGCCTTGTTAATGTTTACTCGTCTAGTGATCTCTCGGTTAATAAGAGAAATGTCTTTAGACAAACGATCAGAAATGATGTGAATTAACCCGTGATAGTTAGAAAGTTCTTGAAGAGCGGTCAACTTCTCTTGATAGTCTGGGTCAACTTCTACTTCAGCATCAATCATAGAAACTGCTATGCCGGAACCTTTCAAAGATAACTTTTTCTTAGCTTTGATTAAAGCTAAATTCTTATCTGCTTCTGCTTTGTCTACCTCAGCACACCAAAGCTGCAGACTTATAAACTCTAGGTAAGCAACGTACTTAGCGTATAGATCCATAACTTCTTCTTCCATCATCCCGGTAATATCTGCAGGAAGAGATGGAGCGTTATAAACGTACTCCTCGTTTACTACTAATCCTTGAGACTTTAATGCAGCAATAGTTTTACTGCTAGCTACAGCAGCCCTTAACTCAATTGGACTCATCTAGGTTCTCCTTTGCCCAGTCATTCCACTCTTCGTTTAATTCAGCAATATCTATAGTTTCATCAAAACCATTTTCGTACAAATGCTCAATAAAGTCATCATCTGCAACTACTACTGGTAATCCTTTGTAAGAATAGTTACTCTTATCAATCATTGACCGCCCCACCCTCCACCTTTAAGTTGAATACCAAATGTTGAATATTGACGAAACGCCTCTCCACCACACTTACATACTATTGCTGGAGCAGGACCATCTTGAATAGGAAAGAAACTTTCAGTTACTTCTTGACACTTTGAACACTTGTAGTTGTAATCAGGCATTTTCCCCCCTGTATGGCTCACACCGCTTGCAACCCTTTACGGAGTCAATATTACACATAGGTGGGCGGTTGTTGTCAACTGCCCAAGCAATGTCCAGGGCCTGATCAAACAGCTCCTTGGTAAACTCTGGGTTGTACTTGACTACGAACTCTTTATAATCTTGGTTTGCTTTAAGCTCATAGATAAAGACAATCTCATTTGGAGCAGAGGGAAGATCACCACTCTCAACCATAAGATGAGTTAGGTGAAGGTAAACCTGTCCCTGAAGTTGATGCGTACGGAAAGGTGCTCGGATATTACGCCAAGCTTTCTCTAAGTCTCCATCAGACTGTGCAAGTAAAGCCGGAGCCTCAAAGCGCAGAGTTCCAGCGCCAATAGACTTAATCTCAATAAGGCAATCTTCACCTAAACCTTTTACCCAACCGTCAGAATGCCCACCAATTTTGTGCTTATTGCTCCACAAAGGAACCTCATCATAGGTAAACACTCCGCACTCTGGATCTTCAAAGTTTAGATCAGAAGCTAATTCCCAATCAGATGGACCGCACTCACTGCACTCCCACTTACCGTAAAGAACGCCCATCTCTGTAAGCCACTTCTGCCACTTAGCGTGGATAGTGTGGCCTTCATCAAAAATAGATTGCAAACGAAGAGTAGGCTTTTCTCTAACTTCTTTGTAGTTGCCAAGAATAGCGTGGTACTGGGCAAGGTGGCACCACTCAGGCTTAATCATGTCGGATGGGTGAATAATATCCATGCGACGATTATCAAAAGGCTTAGACAATAGATGGCGCTCAATTGAGCTCATCAAACGAGTCTCTCGTTTATTTGCGTCTAAGTATGCTTTTAAAGAAACCGTCTTAGGTTTGCCCGTATTTGCCATCCTGGTCTATCCAATCGTCTAGTGTTAAACCTTGTTTTTCATACTTACGCTTTGCTGCATTTCTTTCTCTGTGAGACATTCCCCCAAAGATTCCGTGCAACTCGTCGTTTATGATAGCTTCTTTAAGACATTCTTTGCGAACTGGACAAGCTGGTCGCCCGTCCTTTCCCCAACAAATTGCCTTAGCTTGAGTAGCTATCGGTTTGTATAAAGCCTTGTCTCGTGGAGGAAAAAAGATTTCTGTATCTTCTCCTCGGCACTTAGCCGAGTATCTCCAAGCCCAAGTAGGCTCGTCATCATGTTCCATTTAGTCACTCCTAAGTGCGTTACGAAGTTCAAAGAAATCCTCCTCTCCCAAAACTACGTAGTTCTCACCATCAAGATGAAGACCTAACACCGGTATACGACTATCAAGGATAGCTTCGGTAGTAATCTTCTTAAGAACTTCTGATTTAATGGTTACTGATTTCTTTCCAGTCCATTTGTGCTCAATCAAAAGATCATCACTCCGTACATCCCCTTTACGTGACCAGAACGCACCCGATGCAGCTGAGCGCTTACCGTCCACCAATTTCTCTAAACGCTTCTCATGCTTTAGAGATTGCTTCTGTCCCTCACTCTTCATCGAGAGCCAAAATCGGTTGAGCTTTGATAGTGCTCATTACCGCCTTACTTAACTCTTCTCGCAACTCAATCTCTTCTCTAAGAGAATCAATAAGAGCCTGAGCTCCTTGCCACTTACGATCACCGTAGTACATCCAACCACCACGTCGTTCTACAATCCCGTTAAGGATAGACAAAGCAACAATTTCTTTACCGGTGTCATAGCCACCAGCATCGATTGCACCACCGTCTGCAAAGTAGAAATCTAAGTACGCAGTTTGCTGAGGTGGAAAAGTCTTGTTCTTAATTGTGCGAACACGAATAGTCTGTCCTACTCGACGCTTGCTTTCACCAGTACCTACCTCTACCCATTCATCCCGTTTTACTTCACACCGCACGCTGTATGCATAGTCCTTACCTAAACCACCAGGAGTGGTTCTAGGATCTCCGTGCATAACGCCAATCTTCATACGGTACTGATTAATCATAATTCCTAGTACTGGTCGTTCTGATTCGATGAGGTCTCGTTTGGTAGCTGACGCCACTTTTCTAAAGAACTTATTGGTAATAAGTGCGCCACGACCCACAGTAAATTCTTCCATGTGTTTTTGATCTTCTGCGCTAGGAACAAGGGCAGGAAGAGAGTCGACAACGACCATGTCCACAGCCTTGCTTTCCATAAATTGAATAACCGAGTCAAAAGCATCCTCCATACTATTAGTTTCTACAAGTAATACACGACTGTTATCTACTCCGCAAAGTTCTGCGTACTTAGAATCAAAGTCTTCTGCAGCAATCCATACCGCAGTAAAATCTGGATTAAGTTGTTGATTAGCAGCAATTGTTCTTAAAGCAATTGCAGTCTTTCCGTGGGAAGCTTCTCCAACTAACTCAACCCAACGATTCATAGGCCACCCACCACCTAGTACAACATCTAGTGTAAGAGAACCAGAGGTAATGCGTTGAGAAAGACGTGCTTCGCCAGCTAAAATAACTGTGTTTGCACCTAGCTTCTTATTAATACCGGCTGCAATTTTTAAAGCTTCTGCACTTAGTGACATTATCCAAGCCTATCTACGATTACGGTTGGGTTAAATCCTCCGTCTTGTGACGGTTGTTTAGCTGCAATTGGTGTGCCACCTTGTCCGGTGCCACCTACGCCTGTCCCAGCTTGAACAATTGGATACCCGCAATCATAGCAACGTTTACGTTGAGTGCCAACGGGGGCCATGTAATTGCCAGACATACATCCTGGACAACGCTCTTGGTCTCTAGCACTTTGAGCACGGGTAACTAATTGATCTTGGTTAGGGTCGTACGAAACTTGAACGTTAGGAGTTTGCTGAGGAGCGCGGTACACATTACCGGGCGGTAGTTGCGTAGGTGGCGTAGCCGATGCAGGCGCCGCAGTACCTAATTTATTTGCCCACCAATTATTACTCATTGTTCATACCTACTTTCGACTCGATTAGCCCAATATTTTTTAAAGTTGAAACACAAGAAACAGAAGAAGCTAAGGCAACCATCTTAAATAGATCGCTTAGAACATTTAGTCCGTCTACAGGTAATTCTTCAGGAAGTTCATTGTCTAAAGTATATGCAGCAGTTGCAATCTTAGCCAAGATCTCAGCGTGAGCATCAATAAAAGGCAACAAGCCAGCAATGTTGCTTAGTCTAAGTTCGTGAGCATCCTCTTCCATATCAGCTACTTCGTCTGAGATTGGAGGTAAGCCCATCATCTCTGCAATACCTTCTGTTGGAGTAAGCATTGTGTCGTAAACAATTTGACGCATAAGAACACTAAGAGGAACTTGAGTAACACTAACAACTTTCTTCTTACGTTTCCAAAACCTCATTTAGCCTCTCCCCATCGTTTAACAATCGTAATGTCAGCCAACATAGGTACGTTTAGTGCCTTGATGTCTTCCATAGCTAAACGAATTTGTTCAGCAGTTTCTTCAGCAAGCTCAGTAGGCGTAACCGTAACTAATTCATCGTGAACCGTTAAGATTAAAGAAGCCTCGTCTGGGATCATCTTGTTAGCCCTAATCATAGCAAGCTTAATAAGGTCTGCTGCCGACCCCTGAATAACCGTATTAAAGGCCTGTCGCTCTGCTCTAGAACGTTTCCAGACCTCATTAGACCTTAGGTCGGGTAGGTAGCGACGCCTCTTTAGAAGGGTGCTAGCAAAGGGAATAGGCGCCTGCCTACGGCTTTCTCCAATCACCTGCTTCTTATACCTAGCAACTGATGGAAACTTACGGATAAACTCGTCAAGCAACTCCCTAGCCTCAGCCAAAGAACAACCAATTGATTCAGAGATCTTGTCTGGACCTACACCGTATGCAAGGGAAAGCACTAGTACCTTTCCGGCCTTACGATCTACGCCCATAGTATTACCAATAGTCGTGTAAATATCCTCACCGTTTAGGTAAGCACCGCACATAATTCGATCTTGGCTAAACGAAGCAATAACTCTAGGCTCAATCTGGCTGTAGTCAGCAACTACTAGCGAGTGACCTTCTGGAGCTACAAAAAGATTACGAATAGCTTTTCCATTAGTTGTGTGTGGAGCTGGAACATTCTGCAAATTAGGGTTACGACTAGAGAATCTCCCGGTCTCTGCTCCGTACTGAACAAAGTCAGTATGAATGCGTCCCTTAAACATAATGCTCTTCTTTGCCGTTACCTTTGATTTACCAAGAAGAGTTCTGGTTATATCCCCGCCTAAATAAGGAATTACATAGGTAGTTAAAAGTTTATTAAGGTCAGAGTATTCAATAAGGGCATCTACCAACATATCTTTTCCTGCGTAAGCCTGTAAAGCTGGCTCTGCTACTGAGTAATCAGATACAGAGGGTGCCTGTCCTTCGTCGGCACGCTTTTGTCCAGCGGGAGTAAGAACCTTAGGGCGTAAGCCACGACCTCCATCTTTCTTTGGAGAGTAAAGCAATCTTTGCTTCTCTGGAACAGAGTTAATGTTAAACGCTTTACCAGAAAGACGATAGATAGTTGCCTTGCAAGTCTCTAATTGTACGTCGAGGTTAGCTTTAAGCTTCTCTAACTCTTTAACATCAATGTCTGCGCCACGAAGCTCCATACGACAGATAACCTCTAGCACATCCATCTCAAGATTAAAGATCCCCCGAAGACCGTCAGTGTCTAGGTTTGTGGAATAGCGTTGGTACAACTTCCAAGTCCACTCAGCATCTAAAGCAGCGTAAGTAGCAACCTCATCAAAGCTG